CATTGGGATTGATCTTCTTGCGCCTCGTGTACTTGAGCATGAAAGCAGGTTCAATTCCAGAGGTGGTCTGCGTTAACGTGGAGACACTTCCGCACGGGGCCGTTGTGGTTAAGGCAATATTACGCCTGCCGTGCTTTCTGTGCAAATGTCGTAACTGTGGATAGGCTTTAAAGAGGCGCTCCATAAAGGGGTGCCCCTCCTCTTGCTTGTAGTTATAAACCGGAAAGGCACCTCGTTCAGCTGCGAGCTGACATGAGCTCTTGTAAGCGGCGATGGCAAGTGTGCGGTAGATGTCCTCTGTCTCTTGAATGCTATTGGGAGATCCGTAGTTGAGATTAAGCATCGCCAGAGTATCACCTAGACCTGTCACTCCGAGACCAGTTCGGCGTCCATCAAGTGCTGCCTTGCGAATCTTCTGCCAGAGCTCAAGCTCAACACGTTTCGCGTCTTTTGACTCCGGATCCTTCTTGATCTTCTTGATAATGCGATCCACGCACTCAATCTCGAGGTCGATCAGGTCGTCCATCAGCCTTTGAGCCTTCTGGGCATGTGAACTAAAAAGCTCATAATCAAATCGAGCATTGTCCTGGAAAGGATCCTCCACGAAGGATGTAAGATTCAGGAGGAGAAGCCTGCAACTATCATAAGCTGACAGGGTGATCTCACTGCACGGATTGGTGCTAATGGTGTGAAAACCCTGGTCCTTGTAGATCTGTGCGGGCGTGTAGTTAAGAACGTTGTCCCAAAAGAGAAGACCGGGCTCAGCTGATCCGTGTGCTGACTCAATAATCTGGTCCCAGATAGCTGTCGCGTCGGTTTGCTGCGTGACAACTCTTTCCTCTTCAGCCTCCACTGGGAAGCGTAGCTCGTAATCAGACTCATTCTCGACAGCCTGCATGAACTCATCGGTCAGGCGGATCGAGATGTTAGCTCCTGTCACCTTGGACAGATCACGTTTGATGTTGATGAACGTCTCAATATCTGGGTGGTGCACTGAGATGGTGAGCATGAGCGCACCTCGTCGACCACCCTGTGCTACCTCGCGGCAAGAGTTGGAGAAGCGCTCCATAAAGACACCGATGCCATCAGTTGTCTTTGCAGCATTTGATGTGCGCAAGCCTTGAGGCCGAATGGTAGAGATATCGAAACCAACACCTCCTCGGCGCTTCATGATCTGCACCTGCTCTTGATCAGTCTTGAGAATACCTCCGTAGGAATCCTGCGGGTTATCGACTACAAAACAATTAGACAGAGACTGAATCTGATGCGGGTTGCCAATTCCTGACATTGGCGATCCTTGCGGGACTATATACTTAAAGCCCTTAAGGAGGTTGTAAATCTCCTCTTCGGCCATAGGGTTATCATACCTGGCCTCAATCCGGGCGAACTCGCTCGCGAGTCGGCGGTGCATCTGGTCGGGGTTTGATTCTAGGAAATTACCATCAGTATCTTGCAGTGCGTACTTCGTTGCAAATACTGACGCGGCAAGCTCATCTCCTTTGAAATACTCTAAACTCTCCGAAAAAACTTCATCATAGGTTGCCATCTTCTACGACTTACCTTCTTCCTTTTCCTTATTATCTTTTACATCGACTTTGCTTACTTGTTTCCACTTTTGTTGCAAGAGATGCTTCAGGTCGCCTTCATTCTTTTTCTTTGCATCCATAAAGGACATTTCTTCTGAATTTTCTAATATGCTAAACCTGCTCATTGCTGTATTGAGCTTTACAGGAAACACGATTCCGTCACGTCCTGCTCGGTTCTTAGCGATATATAGACGACCGAATCCCTCGGCTTTCTCGGCAGGTTTGCGAGATATGGAGATCACAACATCGGCAACTTGTGCCTTTCCGTAAGATTCTGACATGTTTTCCAGGCCTACAATATCAGAGTTAGCTGAATCTCTATTAGATTGAGATGCTGTCCAAATAGGCATGGCTTTTTCCATAGCCAGGTTGCGAAGATCTTCATAGACCTTCTTAAGCTCATGTCTCATTGAGTCATACTGTCGGGATGACCTCATAATGTCAGCATAATCAATAATCAGCACGTGAGGAATAAATCCTTTGAGGCTTAACTTTTCAATGTGGGATCGAAGTGTCTGGACCGTTGCAGTTCCTGTCGGATACTCCTTGATCATCAGCTTTCCAAGGTCTTCCCCTCTTTCCTTGTAGTATTCGATGACTTCGTCCTTGCGATCCTGAACTTCATTACTAGGAATCTGGCAAAGGTTGGAATCATAACGAAGGCCCGTGCCTGTCTCGGTAAGCTCAAAAGTATAGTGTATTACGTTAAATCCTGCGCGCAAAGCTGCGCAACCGAGATTTACCAGCATGTGTGACTTTCCAACTCCTGTAGGTGCTGTAATGACACCGATCTCACCTTTTCCTAATCCACCATTGAGGATATCTTTCGCATCAATCTTTTCAATGCCCGTTGGAATGGGTGATCGACTAACTCGTACGAAACGAGCTTCCATATCCTCAAAGAAGTCGTGCCCAACGGAGGGCGTGGTACCAACTGACAGCGCATTTCTCATCAGATCCATCACCGAGTCGAACTTATCGACTTGAATGAGGTCAACTGCTTCTTCTAGTGCGCCACGGAAGGCCTGCTTACGACAGAAGTCGAGAGCCTTATCCTTGACGTATTCCAAGTCTCCCATGTTGGGATTGTGGCGAATACGCTGGAGATACTCAACGATCTGGTCGCGGAGGATTGTATCATTACCTGTCTTCAGGTCATCACGAATGATAGAGACAAGAAGAGGAAGGGTTGGGAAATCCTTGTATTTCTGGTGGTAAGTGAAGTATCGATCCGCCAGGAACCTAAGGTACTTTAGGTCAAAGAACTGGGTGTTGATCACCTCAGCCATTTGTTCTGCCCACATGCTGTCTGTGAGGAGCCCTTGAACGATTTTTTCTTGGAAGTCTTTTCCATAAGACGCGAACGATATACCGGACTCTTGTGCCACGTAGAACCTCTTAATCTAGGTAAGTAAAGCTAAGGAAAAGCGATTCGACGTCAAAGTTTTGGATGCCTTCGGCAATCAGATCTCTCATCATCCCGATCTTATTCCCCTTTGGTTCAAATGTATCTACGATTTGTTCGATTTGATTCACTTGACCCGCCGCTAAATTTCGCGAATCTAAATATGTCAGGCGCCAGTTACGTTCCAAGATGTCAAAGTTGTCTGCTATCTCTCGGTAGATCTTAATTTTTCCCTCTGCGTGAGCAGACGCATACTCAAATATTTTTTTGATATCAGCTTCTTCGTCTTCTGCGAGGAAGGAAAATCTTTTAACCATTGTCTTGTAGCCAGCACCCTTGATCCCGGAGATGTTGTCAGAGCTGTCACCGACTGCCGCTTTAGCGACGCAGTAGTTGCTAGCGCTCACGCCTAAAAGCTCAGGGATGTGATCGTGAGTTACAATCTCTTTGCGGCCTAGGCGAAAGATCCTTGTATTGTCATTTAAGAGCTGGTAATAATCTTGATCTGAGGACACTATAACTTTGGGCAGATCACGTAGTTTGTACTTGCAGAGATATCCAATGACGTCGTCGCCCTCACAGTCACCTACATAGAGCTGACAGATTGGCATCTTTTTCATCATGCTAATCAAAGTAGCAATCTGGCTATTTCGATTCTGCTGAGTGTCGGGAATGTCCTGCTCGTAGAACTTGTTCATGCGCGCCGGCTTTTTACCCTTCTTGTATTCCGGGTAGATGGCCCTTCTCCTAGAAGAACCTCCGCCTTCCCACACGACGTAGATCTGCCTAGGGCTAAAGCGATCGATGATGTTACGCATCGACTTTAAGAAACCGACCACACCCCCGACGTGATGACCGTGCTTGCTAATCGACGGATTGGCCGAATAGACACGCAGAAATAGGTTCATCGCGTCGAAGATGAGGACAGGTCTATCTTCCAGAGGAGCCAAAACCTTTACTACCTCGCTCAGATGTCCGCACAGTGTCTGCTTCCATGAAGCATGTTTTGTTGCTCATAGTTTTTGCATGTACCTCATAGACGACAATCTGGGCAACTCTGTCACCCTTCTTGAACTCGTAAGGAGTATCTCCGCCATTATAGAGCATCACACCCATCTCTCCCCGGTAGCTGGGGTCGATTATGCCTCCCACTGGGAAAACACAGTGCTTGCTAGCTAGGCCGCTTCGACCCTCGATCTTAAGCAAGATCTGGTTGTGAATATCGCTAGCAAAAGGATTCTCAGCTAACATCAAGCCCGTGGGTGCTACTGCAACTTTTCCAGGCTGAATGGTGCCATCTTCGACTGCGGTAAGGTCCCACCCCACATCACCAACTTTTTGGCGCGGGATTACTGCGTCCGGATGTGTCTTTTTTACTTTGATGTATAGGCTCAACTTAGATCATTCTCCGCCAAATCCATTGCAACTGCTCGAACTTCCTCGTAAGAGTCGGTATCAAAGTCAGGATTACTCTGAAACTTCTTTACCAAGATGTGTTCCAGCATCAACTCAATATGCGGGCTATAGTCAGGGCTCTTAAGTAGATCTTCCATGCCACTCTTGGTGAACTTCTTCTCTACTAAGACTTCTCCGGTCTTTTCATCAGAGACCGTCAGCGTCTTCCAGGCACCTGAACCTTCAATTGAGTATGTCTTTCCATCTACAGTTACATCTTCAGAAGATCGCAGTAAATCGGTGACTTGCTCATGCTCTTTGACACCCACGCCGAAGTGGATCTCAAACTGACAAGTCCTGAACGGTGGTGCTACCTTGTTCTTGATAGATTTTGCTGACACGTTAATACCAACAACATCACCGTCTTTGTTTTTAATAGGCGAGCCGGCGCCGAGCTTAATTCGTACAGACGAGTGAAAAGGAAGTGCCATACCACCCGGCGTAGTTGTAGGATCTCCATACATTACACCGATCTTCGTTCTCGTCTGGTTCAAAGCGATAAAGAGCGTGTTCGTGTTTCCAATGACTTGCGTAATCTTGCGCATACCCTTCGAGATGGCGCGAGCTTGCAGACCTATGGAGTCCTTATCATAGTCACCTACAAGCTCCGCTTTTGGGGAAGATGCAGCGACTGAATCCCACACAATGGTGATAGGAACCTTTTTATTTAGGCCCCTTGCCTTGGCGATTGTGGACTCAGCAACAGCAAATACTTCTTCGGTGCAGGCTGTTTCAATGAAGACGAAGCGCTTGGAGACATCGATGCCTAACAGCCCTAGGTTTTCCACCGAGGTGCCGTTTTCCGTGTCGATATAAACCACAACACCGCCCATCGCCTGCGTATTGCGGGCGATTTGTAGGGCGATATGTGATTTACCGATCGAAGGAGGGCCGAAGATTTCTACGATCCTGCCACAAGGAAGTCCGCCTCCCTTACGATTAGCAACAATGTAATCCAGCTGTCGGATGCCTGTCGACACCCAAGCCTTCACGTGAGTTGGCGACTCATCAACACTGAGATTGTAAGCAATTCTGCTTCCGTGATCTTTGTTCAGTGACTTGATGAGATCCGCTGTGAAGTCGTCAGAA